CTGAAGTGGCAGAACAACGAGTTGGTTCCCGTCGAAGAGATTCGCAACGAGTGGGAGCGTGTTGATCCGTTCATGTTGTACTGGGCTCCATGGTCATGGAACTTGGGCGATGGTTATGTGATCGAGCGTCACCGCATGACAGCGGATGACTTGCAAGCACTGATTGATGTGCCCGGTTACAACAACGACGCTATTCGTACAGTGCTCAACGACTTCTCGACATCGGGCATGAAAGAGTGGCTGTGGTCTGACGCATCGAAAGCACAAGCTGAAGGTAAGTATGTCACTGAGGCAATTATTTCCGGTGACTTGATTGACGCGCTGCAGCTGTGGGACTCTGTCAAAGGTAGCTTGCTGCTCGAGTGGGGCCTGACTCCTAAAGAGATTCCTGACCCAGCACTGAACTACCCATGCGAAGTGTGGCTCATCGGTAGCACCGTCATTCGTGCTGTTCTTAACTACGACCCGCTTGGTCGTAAGCCTTATTACCTCACAAGCTATGAGAACCTGCCCGGTTCAGTAGACGGTAAAGGCGTGACTGACTTGTGCCGTGACGCACAAGCGATGGTGAACGCATCAGGCCGCGCACTTGCGAACAACATGGGTATCAGCTCTGGCCCACAGGTTGGTATCAACATCTCTCGCTTGCCATCAGGCGAAGACATCACAGACATGCACCCTTGGAAGATTTGGCAGTTCTCATCTTCTGACTACGGTGACAATTCACCCCCAATCACGTTTTTCCAACCCCAGAGCAATGCCAACGAGTTGATGGCCGTGTTTGAGAAATTCTCTGCACGCGCTGACGAAGACACGATGATCCCTCGCTACATGACTGGCGAGAACACACCCGGCGCAGGACGCACATCATCTGGCTTGTCCATGTTGATCTCCAACGCTGGTAAGGGTATCAAGCAGGTTATCAGCAACATTGACAAGAACGTCATCACGCCAGCCATCGAGCGCTTGTACCAAGACAACTTGCGCTACAGCAAAGACCCTGACCTGATCGGCGACGTGAACGTTGTTGCGACTGGTGCATCTAGCCTCGTGATTAAAGAAGCCGAAGCGGTTCGCCGTAACGAGTTCTTGCAGGTTGTTTTGAATAGCCCTGTTGCACAACAGATCGTTGGTATGGATGGCACTGCAGAGTTGCTGCGCGACCAAGCTAAACACCTGAGCGGCAACATTGACCGCATCGTTCCTGACCGTCAGCAGCTAAGTGTTGTACAGCAGCAACAGCAGACCATCGCTCAGTTGCAAGAACAGTTGGCAGCGATCATGGGCGAGTTGCAGAATGCAGGCATGGCTCCCGGAATGCCCGGTGGCGGTATGACTTCAGGCCCAGCGCCAAAGAACATGCTCCCAGATGGTAGCCAAGTAGGCGGACGTGAAGGCAATATGATGTCGCCACGCCCTAACGGAATTTAAATATTGTTGACTGTTAAAAAAGTCAGTGGTATAAATACGACATATGAAGATTTTTATAGGCCAAAAGCCTGACCGCCAGCACATGTTTGCGCTACAGCGCTGCAAGCTGGACGAAAACGGAGCCTTGCTGGACTTGTTCCGCAAGAAACTTGAGCAGACGAAAGACGCCCTTGTCCTAGCCGAAGACTCAGTTTTGATCCACCGTTTACAAGGTCGCGCAGAGGTCTTAGCAGATTTTCTCGAGTCGGTTGAAAAATCGACCGGGATTCTCGACCGGGTCAAATGACCCGAATTTTGTAGTCCTAGCAAACCATTATGTGGACGGCAGACCGAAGTAGGAGCCCTAAGCAGAGTTGGAGCTTTTAGGAGATATTGATGGCGTTACCAAGGCAAGTTGAAGCCCAGTTAAAAGAACTGGAAGAGATCGAAAAGCAGCTAGCTGCACAGCAGAATCCACAGGCAACCCCTGAAGAACCTGCACCACAGCCCGCAGAGCCCGCAGAACCTACCCAGAACCCTGAACCGGTTGCACAACAGCCCGAAGCGAAGCCAGAAAAGCCAACTGAACCGGAAGTACCGGAAGAGACATGGCAGCAGAAATACAAGACCCTCAAGGGCATGTACGACGCTGAAGTGCCTCGATTGCACGCCGATTTGCGTGATCTTAAAGGCCAAGTGGATAACCTCCGCAAAGCCGCAGAGACCAAGCCAGCCGAGCCTGTAAAGACCGCGAAAGTAGAGAAGTTGGTTACGGATGCTGATGTTCAAGCATTTGGTGAGGACTTGATTGAAGTCCAACGCAAGGTTGCCCGCGAAGTGGCAGCAGAGTTTCGAGGTGAACTCGACGCTATGAAGGCTGAGAATGAGAAGTTGCGCGAGCAGCTTAATACAACCGGCTCTCAAGTATCAGAGGCATCCTTCGAGCAACGTCTGTACCGTTTGGTACCAGACTTTCAGAAAGTTAACGCCGACGAACGTTGGATTGGCTGGCTGAACGAGGTTGACCCTCTGCTCCGAGCACCACGAAAATCTGTCGCACAAGAAGCGTTTAACCATGGCGATGCCGAAGCCGTTGCACACTACATTGGGATGTTCAAAGCGAGCATTGCCCCTGCAGAGCAACCAAGCGATAAAGCCGCTGAACTTGAAAAACAAATCCAGCCGAAACGTTCTGCATCTAATGCACCAGTTTCCCCGCAGGCTAAAACATACACGGACGCACAAGTCCAGAAGATGTTCCAGAAGTCTGTTGAACTGAGCTCTAGAGGTCAGCGCGATGAAGCAATGAAACTTGAAGCTGAAATTGATGCCGCTTACAGAGAAGGTCGCGTTCGAGCGTAATTTCTGAAGGCAGCGTTTACCCAACCTGTTTTTTATTTAGGAGGCCAAAATGGCTGCTGTTTTCCCCGTCACGGGCTCTGGTGCATTTGATACCAACCCTTCTTACTCTGGTGCCTTTATCCCCACACTGTGGTCAGGCAAACTCTTGGCTAAGTTCTACCAGAACACCATGTTGTCTGAAGTCACTAACACTGACTACGAAGGCGAATTGAAGAACCAAGGCGATACCGTCCGTATTCGTTTGGCTCCTTCCATCAGCATCTCTGACTACACTGTTGGTCAGTCTTTGTCGTACGAAGTCCCCACTCCTATCTTCCAAGATATGCAAGTGAACAAGGGCAAGTACTTCGGCGTGCAAGTCAATGACGTGTTGGCCTATCAGTCCGACATGAACTTGATGAACATGTTCACAGAAGACGCTGCCAAGCAGTTGAAAATCTCCATCGAAAACGAAGTGTTCTTCAACAGCTTCGTGACCGAAGGCCCTGCTGCTGCCAACGAAGGCGCTACTGCCGGTAGAATTTCTGCTGCCTACAACTTGGGTACAGACGTTGCTCCTATCGACCAAGCCACTCCTGAAAACGTGTTGAAGTGTATTCTTCGCATGTCTACAGTTTTGGACGAGCAGAACGTTCCTGAAGATGGCCGTTTCTTGGTTATCAGCCCATTTGACCGTCACCTCTTGATGCAATCTAACATTGCTCAGGCGTACTTCACTGGCGACCAGTCAAGCACCATCCGTACCGGCAAGATCGGTATGTTGGATCGCTTCAGCGTCTATGTGTCTAACTTGTTGCCACGCGGCGAAGCAGGTAAGGCATTGGTCGCTGGCTTGTCCGCTACTTCTACTGGTGGCGCTGTCACCAACGCTAAGGCTCGTCGTTTGATGGTTGCTGGTACTAAGCATGCCACTTCCTTCGCGATGACTATTAACAAGACAGAACCCCTGCGTAACCAGACTGACTTCGGCGACATCGTCCGCGGTTTGGCTGTTTATGGCCGCAAGGTTGTTAAGCCTGAAGCCATGGTAACTGCTGTTGTTGGCTCAGCCACCTGATAGTGGTATAAAGAGGGGGCCTTCGGGCCCCTTTTTTGTTTTAACCTTGGAGATAATATGACCGCTCTTGAACTGATGGAACGCCTCGGTGGCGAAATCCTGAACAATAAAATCCGTGTTTACATTGAAGGTGAAATCGTCATTGTTGCCCGTCTTGAAGACCAAGACTGGGTTTTGACCGATCGCGGCGTCTTGTTGACTAACGAGCATTCCAATTTGGCTGTGGCCGAAGCTGCTACAACAAAAACTCGCAAAAGTAAAACACAACTGTTAGAATCTGTTGAAGTTACCGGTGAGCCAGAAGTTGGCCTCACACAAGCTACCGAATAAGGTACATCATGCAACCTCTGAGCGTTTTTTATTCCAGAATCTTGCCGTATTTACCCGGCTGCTCGGAGCCTTTGGTGAATCAGGTTTTGGTCAGTTCTGCGATTGACTTTGCTGAGTCTTCGTTAGTTCTGCGCCAGAACCTCGATTCATTCAAAACTGTCGCTGGTGTAACCCAGTATGACCTAGACCCGCCTACAGCAAACCACGAGATCGATCGTGTAATGAGTGTTGCGGTTGACGGTAGAGAACTCTCTGCTGGTCTGTTCGAAGCCATTCGCAACGACCTACCCACAGCACAAGCGAAGCCACGCGGTTTTTACACTGACCGCACTGACAACGTCTTTACGCTGAAGCTGTCCCCTCCACCTGATGGCAAGTACACCGTTGTGGTGGCCGTCACTTTACGTCCTGCGATCACTGCGACTCAGCTGGACGACGACCTGTTTAACACATGGAGTGATGCAGTTGCCTCTGGCGCTATCGCCCGTGCGATGCAGATTCCAGATCAACCTTTTACAAACTTTGCTCGAGCCCAGCAACTGATGGACTCCGTAGCACGACAAATCAATTCCGCTCGCATCGATGGTAACTACGGGTCAATCCGTGGTTCGATGCGTGTTCGCTATCGTCCTTTCGCTTGAGGTAAATCATGACCATTGCAGCACAATCAATCATCCGTCGTGTCGTTGAGACAATGCAGGACAACACGTCTGTGCGTTGGCCAGTGGCTGAACTTGTTCGTTACCTCAATGATGGTCAGCGTGAAGTGGTCTTGTACCGCCCTGACTCGATGGTGACTAATGCCACAGTGGCACTTGCGGGCGGCGCTAAGCAAGCCTTGCCCTCCAACGGTTCTAAACTGATCGACGTGATCCGTAATACCTCTGGCACAAAGCGTTCTGTTCGCATGACCGTGCGCAACATCTTGGACACACAGAGCCCTAACTGGTACAACCTGACAGGTGTAACCGAAGTCCTGCACTAC